GTCGGAGGTGGGGGGGGGGGGGGGGGGGGGGGGGGGGGGGCTTCGCTAACTCACAGAATTCATGGAATTCACAGAATTCCCACTATTCACAGAATTCACAGAATTCACAGAATTAGGCGAAAGGTGAAGAAAAGGTGAAAGTATTCCCCTCTCAATCCTTCCCTCAGCCTATCACTCAACCTCCTGTCACTAATCTAGTGACATCCGACCTGCGGTCGGCAACCAAAGGTTGGTTGCCTCTTGACAAACTCTATTTTAAATGTTATATTCTTTCCACGGCGCAATCCCGCGCCGCCCTTGAACACGGAGACACACTATGACCGAACACATTGACAAAACCCGAGCTAACGTAAAAGCATTCGCCACGGCTCTAGGCAAAGTTACTCCTGAAGTCCTGACCGCCTATTACCGTGACTTCCTCGCCTACTGCTCCAAGAAGGAGCTTGTTGAATTTGAAGGCGAAATCACCGCCATCACCCCGGAATCCAGCCTTGATTGGATTGGTCGCGATCCCAAAACCAATGCCCTACCCAAAGGTACAGAGATGGAATGGTTCCGTCTTCTCTTTCCCTCCATCCCCAAAGAGCGAGAGCAATACCGGAACGATCCCCTCTATCGGGCATTGCAACAGACATTCCACCCCAAAGCGGAGAAGCTCTTCGGCATCAAGAAGTCTCGCAAGCCCAAACTCCCTGTGGGAACCACGGAACCCGAAGTGGTCGATGAGAACAACGTCACCATGCCCACCTCCATCAAGGACATCGACTATCTCCTGCAGCATGCGGTAGTTCAAGCCATGCTGGAGACCATTGCATCCTTTGTCGCAAGTGACGATCACCAGCAGTCACGGCTTCTGGATTATGCCCGCTCCCATCAGGTATCCTCAGGATACCTGCAGGTACTGGAATCGAAGCAGAAGGAATACATCGCCCGTCAGAAGGCTATCATCGCCGCGAAGAAAGAGAAGGCAGCCTAGTCTGCAGTCGTGAGGGGAGGAATTATTCCTCCCCTCTATCTTTTGCAAAGACGTCACGGACGTCTTTGTTAAAGGTATTGACTTAAGTCTTTTTCTCTGTTATACTTGCGTTTCTTTTGTGGCTGTTGCATCACATTAACTTTTTTCCAGTGTCACTAACCTAGTGACACTTTCAGGCAAACAATGAACGAACCAAAGACTCCTAATGAAGCTTTCGAATTCATAGAGTCTGCAATGCTTCATGTTTTGAGCAATCCAGCATTAACATCTAAAGGCGCAATTAACATCTTGAATCGCACCTTAGATAAGATCGCTTTGGATATGTCCCTCGCAGACCTTGAATGCTTTGCCTTCGGCGTTAGCTTCACAGAAGCTAACAATCTTTACCCTGACTTGTTTCAGTATCCGGATGGATACTGTTTTGATGTTGGACTATCCGACATCCATCAATGGCTGGATGAACAAATGGAGAATTAATATGGCCAATCAACAAGCCCCAAAAGGCTCCATCTTCAAATGCCTTACTTGCGGTAAGGTAAGTGAAACACGTTATGGTTTCCCCGTCGCTGATGGCGATGTGTGTAAATCCTCACGGGGCTATGATGAGTCATGTATGATGAATTGCGTTCTAGTCCCCATCTCATCCATTGCTCCTTCTATACTGAAGTCAATGATTGAGCGGAGTTAATAATGTCCCAAAACATTGAAATTGTCATAGTCGCGACGAATACAAAATCACGCTATGACGTAAAAGCCGTAAATGAAATCATCGACAAACTTGAGGATGCCCTCACAGAGCAACTCTTTGAGTTTGTCGAAATCCAATGGGGAGAAACCTCATAACACAAATCTTCGAGAGGACTTCAAATGAATGAAAAAGCTTATGTGATTCTTCGGAACTTACGTTCCCAAGTCCCCTCAATACATCCTTCCCTTAAACGTTCACCTAAATCCATTTTAGGTGACGCAATGGAGTACCTTCGTACTCAAAGGTTCAAAAGAGAATTCCCCATTCTCCCTGAACCCATGCGCCATGCGAAGACACGACGTGTCTTTCACAATCCGGAAGTTTACCTGAAACTGCGAACTTCCAAGTTGACTTAACCTCAGTAATGCAGTATAGTCTTTTTTGTTGCTCACATTTCATTGTCACTAACTTAGTGACATAAGGAGAACAAATGCAAAATCCGAAAGCTTCCAAACTTGACGTCGATTTGAACACCATGGCCCCCGTCACTCCCGCCAACATCGTGAAGGTTATCAAGGGAACTGAACCCGGTCACTACTACAATGTGGTTTTCGAGAATTCCCAATTCATGATTGGCTTTCGCCACCTTAACGAGGATTACTCCCCCGTATTGCGGCGCGGAGCTACAACCCGTATCCGCGTGGTGCCCCTGATCAATGAGGAGCTCTCCGCCAAACTGATGGGAGTTTTCTCCTACTTCGGCTTTGAGAAGCGCTCCTCCACTCCCGGCATCCACTACTCCGTAGTGGTGAGTAATCCTTGTGATGTCATTGACGCTTTGATCGCTGTGTTCTCAGCCTAACCTTTACTAGGGGGAGGGAGTTCCCTCCCCCTCTCAGAGGTAATCATATGCTTCGACCCTATCCTACAGCTTCAACAGTACCTTCAACCATCTATAGTTCCAATGGGAACACGCTCATATACAAAAATTTACTTTCACTATATGGGAGGTTAGCCTTTTATCATCACCTTTCAGATGAGGAAAAAGCCTACACTACCTCCCTCTTTATAGATGTAAAAGAGTGCATCGAGGATTACATTCTCGCTACAGCATGTGGCGAAATCAGGCACTTCCTTATACAAAGTCTAAGCAACGTCTATCAAAACAATGAAAATTTACTTATGCACTCCCATCCCCTCTATCAGGACTTCATCTATACTTTAAAAAGGATGAACATAGAGGAAGGAAGGCAATCTGCAAGTAAGCAATTCTGGAAGTACTTTGAGAACAATTCTTATGAAGAGCTCTTTGAGTTCTTTGAGCTCCTCTTCATAAACCATAGGTGGTCAAAATCCTATGGGGGGTTTCCTTGGGGCTACATTATGCACTGTGCCCTAAATCTCGCTAGAGCAAAGGATTTCCCTTCTCAGATTCTAGCATTCGACCGCATAATGCACGCGGCCCATTGTTGTGCGAGTATGTTTTTAGAATCGAAACTGCTCTATTTCAGTACTAAATACATTTTGGACGTTCTTGAATTCAAACGAAGGGCTTATCCTTGTTGCTGGAAGAACCTTAAGAGAGATGAATACAACCTCCCTCCTATCCCTCCACCTACAGAGCATTGGCACTATTGTTGTTACAATCCCATAAATATTGGGTACTCCACAAAAACAAAGAATATAGATGAATTAACTTACATCCGTAAACAATTCGCTAACTTCAAAAAAACCGTTCTCGAAGGAAAGGTGTATAAACCATGGATTGCTTTGATAAGTTAAAGTTCTTTAAACCAAATACGCATCCAAAGGAACCTATTTCTTTGATGCCCAAAGATTGCCTTGATTCCCATCTCACCCCCATTTCTCTGTGGAATGGGAAACTTTATGGGTATCCCGGTAAACACATGATGGACCACACACATTCCTTGAATGTGTGGCTCGCAGACACCTTTTGCCCCGATGTGATGTACACATACGGTCTCCCCTCAAAGTTAACTTTGAAAGAGGCCCATGTTCTGTTCCCCATCACTGACAGGAACGCTCCCTGCAACAGAGAAAGTTTCACAAAGCTACTCAACCTTATTTCCTCCTATCTTAAGAAGGGGAAATCTGTAGCGGTCTCTTGTTATGGAGGGCATGGGCGTACAGGTTTGGTACTTGCTTGTCTTTACGGGATGGCAAATCCTACTTGTGTCGATCCGATTGATGCCATCCGCAAACTGGGGTGCTCTAAATGGGTGGAGAGTGAGGTTCAGGCAAAATTTATCTTCTCCTATCTCAATCACCCCTATCTCCCAAAATATAATGAACCACAGAAAGGATTTTACTATGGCACCGATGTCAACTCTGACTCCTATTACTATCAGGGGTATTCGCATCTATGGAAGTAACCCCATCAAGGGTTACCTTGCCCTAACCAATAAAACCGCTTCTAAGTTTCTTAAAGAGAAGAAGGACTTCATCCTTCTCAAAAAGATGACAGAACCTGAGGATGTCTCCCTCATGCGAGAGGCTGCCGCAGTTTGCACTTTAGAAGGCGGACCGGGGTGTCACGCTGCCATAGTCTGCTCTACGATGGGAGTACCGTGTATCACAAACTTGGCACAGCTCAAATTCAAAGGAAAGAACTCCCTTATCTATCAAAGAACCCTCATTGAAGAAGGCTCTTTCGTTTCCATTAAAGATTCCAACGTCACATTGGAGGGACACAATGTCTAACCTTTACAAACTCACCCCCGAGCAAAGATGCGTAATTATTCGCGCTTTAGAGGATAGATTGCGACATCTCGATAGGTTGATTCTCCTCACTGAACTCAGGGATAATTGGAGAGACACCCACGCGAGGTTGTATGAGGAGACGGAACGCCTCCTTCGCCTCTTCACCCACTGTGGCAAAAATTGTTAACATTTACTCCCAACTTCACTAAAGAAAGGACTTAACATGTACTGCTTATCAGATGGAGAAGCGGGCGCATCTATTGGGTTTCTCCGCGCCGCTAAAAAACATGGTTTCTACACAGCAGGATATGCTCCTTACAATTACAAAACTGCCGATGGAATAAACCCTGACTTGCGCTTAGATTATAATTTATCTGCAGTCTCTTCTCCAAGCTATAAACCTTTTGACTCAATTAAAGATGGTTACAACGCCCTTTATGTGTGGATTGGCCCGAAAACAGGTCCCCGCTATAAATCGTTTGTGAAGGGGTTGAATAATCCCCTCAATGGGAAAAGGGATGTTTATGTTCTCTCCCCAAAGAACACCAGTGAACAACTCCTTAACCTCATTCTTCACTACAACCCTTCTTATCTTATGGTCACGGGACCCACTAATGGAAAGAACACAGACCTCACAGTCTTTAACATCTGTGACACCACCTTCACCATGTTGGAGAAAATGCAGACAGCAGTAAAAACCAAAGACAAGATGATCTTCGATCACTACTTCAAGTCGCTTAAGTACGTTAACGCCTTTGTTGACAACGATTAAGAGGAATTCTAAACAATTTTTGCCACAATTGACCCTTCCCACTAAATCGTGGTAGACTGTCACTAGGCTAGTGACATCTAGAAAGGATTTTCAACATGGCGGTGATGCCAGCTAATCAATTTTCCATTCTTGCGGGGGCGTCGGGATGCGGGAAGACCACTCTCCTCCTCCAAGCATGGGCGATGCACGAACAAAAACAAAAGTTCCCAATTCAATTTCCCCCTCACATCACCCATGCTGCCACCATCATCGCGGACAGAACTAAAACTGAAGCTCTTCATCGTTGTGCCCACTTAAACATTCGCAATATGGAAGTGTATGGACTGGTGGATGATCTCTCAATCGCCCCCTCCTCCATTCACAACCCTTCTGCACTGTGGAATTTAGTTACATCCAAACTCTCCTCCTCCTATCAATTATTATTTGTGGATCCCTTAGGATTATTTATGGAGGGTTCTCTCATAGATTACAAGAGTGTGGCAATCACCCTCATTCGCTTCAATAGATACGCAGCGGAGCATTCCGTGACAATGATGGGTATCCACCACACTGCAAAGGCCCGCACTGACAGTGGGTTTCTTCGCCCACAAGATCGCATCAGCGGGAGTGGAGCGTTCCCGGGTTACTCCTCCACCCAGTGTATGATGATTGAGGGATTGGAAAAGGACTCCCAACAATGGGATGATCTCATCATCGTACCACACATGACACCAAGGGAATCCTATAAGTTAGTCCGTAGATTAGATGGGTACTTCGCTATTCACGACCAAGAGGTAAAGAAGGAGGGACTCCAACTACTCTCTGACCTCAAGGTTATGAGGCTGGATGATTTTAAATCAGCCCTTGCTCTTAAGGGCCTCACAGATCCCCAGATAAAGGAGTGGGTAGAGAGCGAACCCAACCTTCGGTTGGATGGGGATTACATTATCTCCATAAACTAAAGGAGGATTTACCATGCGTCAAGAATTGAATGAACGCCTCTTCAAGGCGTACCCTACCCTTCTGCCCCCGAACAGAAGCCTGATGGAATCTCTCATGGCTTTTGGTTGTGAGTGTGGGGATGGGTGGTACCCCATCATTGACAAGTTGTTTAGCAACTTGTCAATGGATCCTTCCCTCGAAGTAATTCAGGTGAAGGAGAAGTTTGGAGGATTGAGAGTGTATCTAAATTCCTACACTGATGAGGCCGATCGGCTCATCGCTGAAGCTGAACTTCAAGCTCTCGCTACCTGTGAAGTGTGCGGAGAGGAGGGAACTTTAGGTTCAACAGGTTACTGGCTTTCCACCCGCTGTCCCAAGTGCGCCCCGCCCAATTGGACCCCAGTCAAGGAGGAGGAGTGATTATGAAATGCCCAGAATATGGAGACGGACAACATGCGCTCGACTGCTGGCTGTCAGCCCTCCTGAAAGGAGACTCCAATGCCAATTAATAATGCTCATTTCGTTATAGAGGGATTCAAGGAGCGCATTCCAATTAAGCAATGGAGGGCAATGCTTCTCAATGAAGAAGATACGATAGTTTTTCGTGGGCATGTAAGAAAGTTGATCGGCAAAAACCTTGGATGCGGAGTAATCGAGATCAGCAAGGAACCGAAAGGAGACTCCAATGATTAGGATTCTAGTGCGCTCTGTAGATGAAGGAGGAGCGATCAACGTAGGATCTCCAGTTGATGTCCAATATAAGACATTTGACATTGACGCCAAAGAGATAGAGGCATATTTGACCGAGTTTTCTGGCTACCAAAACCACTACGTAACTAGAAGCGTCGTAGGAGTGGAGATCATTAAGAAAGGAGACTCCAATGATTGCACTACTTAACTGTGACGAATGCAAAATGCAGTACCACTGTACCCATATACCGGGTGGCTGTAAGTATCCAGAAGGCAGACAGTATGGAGTTACAACCTACGACAAGATGAGAGCAGACGAAAGGTCGGCGTTGGAAAAACGTCTGGAGGAAGCGGAGAGGGTGATAGAATGTTTGCAAACATTCACATACTCCATAAAACTAGCAGAGCCGAGTCCATCTGTTTGTGGATGCGCGGACTTCATTCTACGCACAATAGATGACTACCACGCCAAATACCCGAAGGGAGGTGAGTAGTATGGACTATGGCAAATGTGCTTGCTGCGATAAACCCGCACTTACCTATTGCTTCGACAAAGATTCTTGGGTATGCGGAGATTGCTATACACCGCAAGAAGATTTAAGCAGGGCTATCATCGATACTCGCCTAACGGAGGCACTTGATCGGAATAGGTATATCTCGGCCCAGCTTGAAAGAGCAATTAAATTACTAAAAGCGTATTACATCGAGGAATGGCACGGAATAGGCTGTCAATGCAGGAATTGCTTAACACGTGAGCTTTTAGAGGAGTGCGAACAATGAGCTGTAATTGCCCAGTGTGTAATGGATATTCATGTGACCCGGAGGCGAAATGCTTATATGAGCAAATCTCCCTCCTCACCCGCCGCCTTGCCATACTCCAAAAGGGGTTGGAGGAGATCGCAAACAATCACGTGGTGGGTCCAAGCGCAATCGGTCCCCTTCACGGAGTTGGTATGGCAGAAGGAATTTACATTCAAGCCAGAATCGCCACCAAAACCCTGAAAGAAGCGGAGGAAATAAAATGAGCGAATTAGGAATTATTTGCGAAGAGGAGCCAGATGAATGCGAGCTGTGTGGAAAGTTTGAGGAAACCAGACCATACGGACCCAATGGGGAAAGGGTTTGCTTCGAGTGTGGAATGAAAAACGAAGATGCGGCGCGTAAGGCTTTTTCAAAGCTAGTGCTTGGAAAAGACCACATCCATTGAAAGAAGCGGAGGAGTGCAAATGAAAAAAGAACAATACAACGCAATAGCCAGAGCCCTGAAAGAGTGGGCACTGCTGTCAGAGATTGACTTTCCTGCCTATGCCTGTCTTGTGGACAGGCTATGCAGGGCGATGAAGAAGTATAACAAGAATTTCAGATCGGACATCTTCTCAAGAAAGGCAGGGTGTTAAATGATGACAAAGAAAGACTTCATCCTCCTTGCTAACTACATCAAGGAGTTCAACGGGGAACCCTTTACCTTCTCGCAGTTGAATTGTCTTGCGTCGTTCTGTAAGGCAGTGAACCCCTCATTCAAACGGGAAAGGTGGTTCAATTATATTGATAACAAATGCGGACCTAATGGAGGGCCTATAAAATGATCAAGCTTGGAGTTATCTTGTGGTTACTATTTGCCGCAACCATGGGTTGCGCTGCGGATCCTTCACTCATTTGTGTGGAGTCGAAGAGGCAGGAGATGATTGATAAAGCTACAGCAGCAGTGAACTCGAAAAATTCTAAACACTACTGGATTAGTGTGGCAGCTCACGCCGCTGGAGTTACCCTTGATTTCATCTCCTCATCTCCCACTCCCGGTTACGAAGAAGTCCAACCTTGGATGCAGTCAGGGAGAGGGGCTCAAGCCGCCCTTATCGGGACCAGCTTCGGGATAATCTTTGGAACTTCATGGGCTGTTAAGAGTGTGGGCCATCCAAAAGCTGCCACCATCATGAACTATATTGGAGGGGGCATCCATGGGGGTGCTGCTGTGTGGAACTTCTTACACTAGGAGGATGTTATGGGGCTTGCGTACATTGGAAAGATAATTGAAATCAATCCGATCCCCGACCGGGATCGTGTTGTACAAGTCACTGCAGTGTGTGGGGAAGGGGGGAAGTGGAAGAGCATCATGAAGAAGGATGAGGCGAAGGTAGGGGCACTCGTAACAGTGTTCCTCCCCGATGCTATCATCCCTTCCACCATCCCCTCTCTCGAATTCATGCACAACAAGAGGGTGAAACCTATGAAGATGGGGGGTGTGGTGAGCGATTCCCTTATTGTTCCGAATGTCACTAACATTAGTGACATAGGGAGTGATGTCACCTCCCTTCTAGGCGTGGAGAAATATTACTCCCCCGAATTGGTAAAGGGGGAGAAGACCATTGGGCAGTTCCCTCCATTCCTCTCTCGCACAGATGAACCCAATTATCAGAAAGTTCCTGAGATGGTAGAGAAGATGAGGTCCCTCTACCTAGCCGCGACAATGAAACTTGATGGGAGTTCCACCACAGTCTACAACTTCAATGGGAAGTTTGGGGTGTGCTCCCGCAACCTCGAAGTGGAGGAGGGGGAGAATCGTTACTGGATCCCATCTCGCATTCTACGAGATAAACTCCCTGATGGGTATGCCCTTCAGTTTGAAACTGTAGGACCCGGAATTCAATCAAATAAACTTGGCCTCTCCAAGATTGAAGGCTACCTCTTCAATGTGTGGGACTGTCGTGAGAGGAAGTATCTCTCGATGGGGTGCCCCCACCTTTGGGGATTGATGCAAACTGTACCACTGCTTGGGGTGTTCAAACCCAACTCCAGCCCTGCTGACTGGGTAGATTGGATGTCTTCATTCACCTATCCCAACGGCCACCCTATCGAGGGGATTGTGGTGCGCCCTCTCATTGAACAATGTGGGCACCTAGATAAAGAGTATCGAAGATACTCTTACAAAGTTCTTAACCCACTCTACAAATAAGGAGGATCTATGAGTGAAGTTAAGTTAACCATACTTTATGAAGGAAAGGATTGCATGAAGGAATGCCCCCATCTTACAGCAGGTCCCTACTCTGAAGGGTATTATTGCGTGCTGTTTGGGCGCCCCATCACGGGGATGTTGAGATGCCTTGAATGCCAACTTGCCACAGCAAGGGAGGAATAATATGTCCTTACAAAAATGGAGAGAGAAGTATTACCCATGGGATCTTCATGATCCCAACATCACCCCTTCCATCGCTATCCAGCGTTGCCTTAGCAAGTGGGAAGGGCTTGCTCACCTTGATGAATTCCATTTAGTTGCCTACTCTCATTGCATTAAAGAGAGGGGTTATTCTTCTTGGGTTTCGTTTCCTGCCAATCATGTCAGTTGTGGGCTTTGTCATCTGTACTATACACCATCAGAGCTTTTCATAGCGCATTCCTCGTGCGAGAAATGTTTATTCACCACTCTCCTTGGACACGCTTGTGATGAGCCTTTAAATGATGGAACCCGTTCTGAGTGGTGGTATTGGGTCGAGAAGAAAAACCCCTATTTCATGGTGGACGCTCTCTTACGTATCTATGACCTTTACAAGGAGGACTAATGAGAAAGATTGTTGCAGACAGCAGCAGTTACGCAATGCACTTTAAGTGCCCCCTCTCTGAGTACCTTTACAAATACTACAACACCTCCGGTGTTGTGGGGAAGGAGGAGTTCAAGGACACAGCCTTTGGCAGCATAGCCCACGATGGAGTGGAATCCCTCCTCATGGGGGGATCGCTTGAGGAAGAACTACACAAAGCTGAGTTCTCCCTCAATGAACGCATCCCCTCAGAACAAACTCCTGATGGGGTATGGAGATGTCAGGAATTGTGGTGGCTCCTCCATGGAATACTCCGCACCTTCAACGATCACTACCTTCCCTCCTTTCTGCAGGAGTATAAGGTAAGGGCGATAGAGCAGGAGTATGTGATCCCTCTTGATGAGGAGGTGCACTGGTGTACCCGCCCAGACGCTACCCTTGAACGAAGAGCAGACGGGGCCTACTTCAACTGTAACATTAAGACTTCCTCATGGATGAAGGACCTCCTTAAGATCTATGAGTTCAGTGTGCAGATGTTGATGGAAGCTCACGCTATTAAACTCAATCAGGGATTGGACACGGGAGGGACGGTGATCCTTGCCCTCAACAAAGGATCAAAGGGGAAACTATCGAAACTGGATGTGGAGAGGGGGAAGAGTGGTTACAGATTTGAATCCCCCTTCACCTATGTGTGGTGGAAGAATGGGACCTACTCCTTTGAATGGAGCGCGAAGAGTGAGAAGGTCCCCGTGTGGGAATTCAACTCCACTCCTTTGGAGTGGTATGAGAAGATTCCCCTAGGCTACCGTCAGTCTATGGTATCCATCACTCCCCCGATACGCCACTCCTCCAGCATGAAGTATGAGGATGTGGTGAAGGATATTGTGTTTGTTGAGAAGAACTGCTATGATGGGAAGGTACCTCGTTCTTATGATTCCTGTAACAACTATGGAACCTACAATAAACCCTGTGCTTATCGCACACTATGTTGGGGTACCCCAGAAGAAATAGCAGCTACCTATATTCCTCGAACTTCCAACCATCCATTCGAGGAGACAATCAGAACTTTAAACATGGAGGAACTATGAGTGACCTCATTAATCACCCTCCTCACTACCTCTTCTCTTCAAAGTTTGAGGTGATTGAGGTGCTGGAAGAGTGGTTCCCTACTTCCCCCCTACTGTGGCAAGTGGGGAAGTATATAGCTAGGGCGGGGCGGAAGGGGGATGAACTAACTGATCTCAAAAAAGCAAAGTTCTACTTAGATAGATACATCACCCAAAAGGAGAATTCAAATGAAAGTAAACCCAAACTTAATCAAGGATGCTACCGAGCGAAAAATGGCGGAGGCTAATGGCTTCGCATCTATGGATGGACTGCCTACCCCTCTCAAGGTAGAGGATGTGCTGGAAGACTATCCTAAAGCACAAGCAAATGTGGATGATCTTGCCATAAGGGTTGACTTAGCGGAGAACCTTGTGGTATATTTACCCATCAATCGCGCGCAGCGATTGTGGACAGCCCTCGATCTCGCATTCAACGAGAACGCGATAGGGTATATGAAGGAGCATGAAGAACTTAAACTGAAACACGCAGTTGAACTATCACAGCTTAAACAAAAATTCGGATACGAATAGGAGGACTAATGGCGAATATGATATGTCTTCACGGGGATAGCGGGAACGGGAAGACATCTGTACTGGGCTCATTTGTGCAGTATGTGATGAAGCAGGCAGGGAAGGCCCGGCTTGTAACCGCTGACAACATTGATGTACTTGAGCCCTACATCGACGCGGGCTGTTTGGAAGTGTGGCCAATCGCCCTCTGGGATCACCCCTTTGAGGTGATAGACTACGCCACCCAAGGTTACTTCCCTGTGGATCCGAAAGATCCCAAATCTAAACTAGTCGCCCCCTCTGCTGAGACATGGGCCACCTATAAATTAATGATGTTTGAAGGGTTGTCCCACTTCAGTGATATGCTGATGAAGCGACTCGCGGATCTGGGAGGAGAGGGGAAATACCTCGGCCCGGGTACGAGGGTGAATCCCTCGAAGGGAGAGGCAGATATGATCTCCTTCAAAGATGGGGAGTATGGGGTAGGGGGTAACAGTATGACCCACTATGGGTTGGTACAGAAGGAGATGAGGAAGAACATCCTTAACACTTCGGTGCTGCCGGTCCAGACTATATGGACCGCCCACACCATCAAGGCAACGGAGGACACCCGCCCCATCTACGGCCCCCAACTTGCAGGGTTAAAGGCCACAGCCAAGGCACAGGCATGGTTCTCCTCCACCATCCATGCTCACACTGTAGAGGAGAAGGGGAAGATGTCCTACCGCCTCTACCTGAAAGAGCATGTGGATAAGTCTTGTGGACCCTACCCATTCAAGGCTCTTCAACGCATACCTCTGCCGTTGCTGGATTCCAAGCTTCAGCAGACTATCACAAACAAATGGAATGAGATCGTACCTGAGTATATTGATTGGACAAATGACTCCACTGTAGCTGAACGATACATGGAGATTCGTAACAAGATGCGAAACGCAGCAAAACAAATAATCATTGAATCTAACAAAGGAGAATAGCATGGCTGAACAGAATTGGGATGATCTTGGTATTGACCTTAACGAAGAAGTGGGAACCTCATCTGAGGCGTATGTGCCTTCCTCTCAGTATCCACCCCCACCGCCCATCGGAACCTACACTTTCCGTGGTGTAGGGGATGAGTATACATGGGGGCGCTCCACTGATGGGGCGTTGTACTTGAGGGGGAAGGTTGAGTTAGTGTCGAGTGACGCGGAGGTGGATGGGCGCAGAGCCGACATCTTCATCTCCTCAAGAGTTTCTCCCTTCCGTCAGGATGGGACGGACCTTGATGACTTTGTCAGGGGTTGCGGGGATAAGCCCTCCAATGGCAGCAGGTTCACTGTGAAGGAGATTGTGGATATTGTTGCGGCTACTTGGCAGCAACAGCGCAAGGGCTATCTCACATGGGAGGGGTATTGTAAGGAGTGCAGAAAGACCATCGCCCGTGGTAAGACCGGAGCGAAGAAGGAAGATAAGTTCGGATTCAAAGCTCTGGGTTTTGCGGGGGAGGATGGTTCCCTCAATCCGAATGTGGTGTGCCCTCTGTGCGGGGAGATTGTAACCGCTCGGGGTAAGATTCAGAAATTCTACGCAGCTTAACTCTTAACAGAAGGAGGGAGGTTCCCCCTCCCTCCTTTAGGAGGATGAATGGAGTCCTACACACGCGAGGATATTCAATATGGCATAGACGGATTCCTGTATGTTACCCAACCGACAACTCCCCGAGAGACCCGCGATAAAATCTGCCAGAAACTTCTACTCTACATAGACACCGCCCATCAAGACAGACTGAGAGAGGAGGAATAATGGAAATTATTTTTACCCTCTTTCTTCTAACTACCTGCTTCTTCTGGAGTAAAAAATGAAACCCTCAATTTGTGTTGGATGCCCGTGGTACTCCACGGGCCTAGGTTATGTTCCCCCCTCCCCTGCGGGGAAAAGAGATGTGGTGATAGTGAGTGATTATCCTGAAGTGGGGGAGACTGAACCATTCACAGTGGGGAGAGCGGCGGATATGTTTAACCGTACTCTCCGCAGACTACAACGAAGAAAGGATTCCTATGGAATCACCTACCTATCCCATTGTACTCCACGTTTCACGGGGAAACCACAAAAGAGATTTGATATTACTGATGCAGATGGATGGTTTGAAGCCACCCAACATTGCATTAGAGTTCACAACCTTAATGAGCAGTACCACCCTAGGGTTATCGTCCCGTTGGGTTCCGCTGCTCTTGAGCAACACGCGGGAATACTTGCCAATGATCTCTGCAGGGGATATGTTTATGAAAGCCCTCGATATAGCGGAGTCAGGGTTCTTGGAACTTATCATCCCGCAATGGTGGGAGCTGGAAATACAGGGCTCCTCTTCACTCTACGATACGATCTGGCGAATGTACTACATAAATGCTCTGATGACTTTGGCCACAACCCCAAGAACTTCATCATCGATCCCCATGCAGGCTACTTCTCTGAACTGATTGACACCATCATTAAACATAGTGAGTGGTGCGTGGTGGATATTGAAACTCCATACATGGCCTCACAAGATGAAAGTGCCTACTCCAAACTTAAACCCTCATTCGACATCATCAGGCTATCTTTATGTGCTTCGTGTGACCCCACAACATCCATCACGATTTCTTTCATGCCTGAATATTTCGATGCATTCTACAAACTGATGGGAAGCGGGCTTGACATTGTGTATTGGAATGGGGATTATGATGACCCTCGCCTAGCCTATAATGGGATGCCTCGCAAGGGAAAGTTTGTGGATGCTATGTGGCTGTGGCACTTCCTCCAGCCTGATCTGCCTAAGGCGTTGGGGCATGTGTCCACCTACTTCACCGACCTCCCCGAGTGGAAGTCGAAGAGTGAGGCGGACCCTGCCTATTACAGTGCGTGCGATGCGTACGCTGAAGCACAGTGTTACCTTCGCATTGTGAAGTCCCTCAAAGATAAAGGGATGTATGAGGTGGCTGATAGGCATGTGACAAAACTCCTTGGGGTTTTGAAGAAGGTGTCCGCTAAGGGTATCCTTGTGGATATGGGGAAGCTGCAGAAGGTGAAGGATGGATTGGAGAAGAAGTTGGAAGTGTGGGATAATAAAATAAAGGAGATGCACCCAGATGAAGCAAAAGAAATTAGATGGTACAAGAAACCCCCACCCGGCTATAAAAAAGGTATTGTCAAAGTGGGTACAAGAAAAGCTATTGGAGGTCGCCCCGGTTGCTATATCTGCACTGGGGATAAGTGGGGTTTTCGATTTGACTTTAACCCGAATTCAGGAGACCAGCTTAAAGCCTATCTCAGATGGAGAGGAATTAGTATACCTCGTAAGCATAAAACTAGAAAAGAGACCACCGACAATAAGGCCCTCAACAGAATCCTAGCTCAAACTGGAGACCCCATTGTGAAGGAAATCCTAGACAGGGCGAAAACTGCGAAAGTGTTTTCCACCTACACTTCATGGCCGATAGATAAAGACAACAGGGTACATCCTCAGTTTCAGCTAACCCCTGCTACGGGAAGGCTGAGTTGTGAGCGCCCCAACTTTCAGAACATCCCGAAAGAGGGGGAACTTGCTGACATGATAAGGGAGTGCCTTATTGCCTCAGAAGGATGCGTGTTTATCGCGGCAGATTATGTGGGGATGGAGTCTTATCTTACTGGGTACTTCGCAGCAGACCCAACCTACATTGAGTTGAGTAAGCTGAACATCTACACCTATATTGTAGCGAAGTATATGGGGTGGCCCCTGAATGAGGATTCAAAAGAGTGGCCTTCCCAACTTGCGGTGTATAAGAAGAGGGCTAAAGCTACAGTAGAGAAGGGGGAAACTAAAACCCTCTACGACAAGTTCAAAACTATTGTGCTGGCGATAGGGTATGGAGCGGGAAGGGACACCCTCTTCTACCAGAACCCGGGGTTGTTTAAGGATCTGGGTGAAGCTGGGAGATTGCGGAAGTTTGTGCTTGATACTTTTCCGAAGGTGCGGGATTGGCAGCAGGCAATAGTGAGGCTGGCTTCAAAGGGCTACCTCATCAACCCCTTCAAGTACATAAGGTACTTCCTCGATTGCCCGGGAAGTGACTCTTCTACAGCAATGGCGCAGCTCCCTCAATCAACAGGGGCGGCTATTGTGAAGGAGTGCATCCTCCAATTTGAGGAGACATTCTTAGGGGAGATGATGGTGCTGCAAGTTCATGATGAGATCGTGTGGGAAGTTCCATTTGAAATGCAGGAAAAGGCAGTGAAGATAATTCGCAGGATTATGGAACAGAAGTGGCCCCAGTTGAATGGGCACTCCATCGCAGTGAGTGTGAAGGTGGGGCTCAACTTGAAGGACATGAAGGAAGTGAAATGACCAACGTGAACGAGTTGAAGTTCCTGTTCAAGAAATATAAACAGCAATCAACTGAGAACATCTTCACTACAGTGGCGGCAGCCTCACGGGCTATGGGGAAGAACCCGAAAGCGTTTTATAAGTACAACGGGTTGTTGAAGTTCCCCGTAACCCGTCAGTTTCTGGAGAGGTTCTTTGAAGAGAGGAGGAGGAGGAGTAAGTATGAGAAGATAGAGTTGATGGTGAAAGTTGCGAACTGTTTATTACACTTCAAGCTGACACCGTGGGGCACTTCGAAGAGATGTAACATTCGAAAACGAAGGGTGTTCGATGTACTGAAGTATGTGTTCCTCAACTACGAGAAGGTGAAAGAACACAGTAAGTACGAGCTCCCTCCTACTGTGGATGAGGCGAAGGAACTGTATCAACGCCTGACGAAAGAACGTCACAATAGAGTAATCTTAGCAGTTAATCCAAGGAGGAAACGTGGATCTAGGAAAACTAACAAAAGCAGAACTGGTGTGGATGGCAAAGCACAAGTGCAAGCATAACCACACATATCTTGAGCACCCCGGCTGTATGCCGCCGTTCAAACCTAAAGAGAGGATAGGGTTCTTCGATATTGAGTGTTCAAATTTGAAGGCCAGTTTTGGTATTGTTCTCTCTTATTCAATAAAGGAGTTAGATAAGAAACCCTATGGAGAAGCAATCACCCCAGAAGAACTCAAGAGCCCAGACCAAGACAAGAACCTCGTTAGGAGATGTGTGGATAACCTACAGAAATACGACCGGATCATTGGTTTCTATTCCAGTCGCTTTGATATCCCTTTCATCCGATCGAGAGCGTTGGTTAATGGCATTCGATTCCCCGGCCACGGAGAAATTAAACACACTGATCTCTATTTCTGGGTAAGATACAAACTCCAGCTTCACTCTAATCGACTGCAGACAGCGTGTGACTTTTTAGGAATCCCCTCTAAGAAGCACAAGCTGGATGGACTACGGTGGGTGAAGGCTTTAACAGGAGACAAAGCTGCCCTCAAATTTATTCTAGCCCACAATCTTGAAGATGTGGTAAGTACAGAGCAGCTCTATAAGAGGTTGCTGCCTTTTGCCAAACTTACAAACACCTGCATGTAGGAGGTACGATGGAAACCATCGTTGGAAGTGTGTGCGATAACTGTAAACACATCATGAGTGTGAGGTATAAGGTCAACACTGTGAAGTGTGCTAAGTGTGGGACCGAATGGGTCCTAGGATGGAGACAAAATGAAGAGGTACAACGAGGAGGAGTTGATGGCAATCAACTCCAAACTGAAGGAAGGACTATCACTGGACGAAGCCCTGACGGAACTGAGGAAGAACCCAAAGTGGGCGGAAGAAAGGGAGGAGAAGATACGGTGGAAAGAGCCCGAATTGACAGCGAACCCAGTGTTTCGTAAGAAGAAGAGAGAGTCCACTGTGGATGGGAATGACAGTGGATTATTTACGTACGATCCCTAGTGTGATGTAGTGAAAGAAGGTTCGCCACTTACTTGATTTCTGAGTGGCGAACTTATATAACCTCTCCCATTCATCTCTCTGATCTTCAATGAGTTTGATCTTAGCCTGCAGTACAGACTTCTCCTCCTCCGCATTCTTCACCCTCTCCTCGCAATTACTTTGAAGTTCCCCCACCAACTCTAAACAGGAATCCCCTGTGTTATTGAGAAGGTTCAATTGGGTCCTGCATTCCTTCAATTCAAGGAGCTGATTCAACAGCGTTCGCTGTTGAGAGGGAGTCTGAGAGATCCCAGATCGTGTGCATAAGCTGATCATCAGGCACACTAGCAGCACTCTGATAAGCCACTGCAAGATTGTGGGCATAGTCCAGTTTGAGGGAAGAAATCTTTTCATCTAACTTAATCCTCTCTTTGTTAAGGCGCTCGGCCTGTAATTTTAACTCGCTGTTGTGGGCAGCGAGTTTGGATATTTCAACCATCAATGCTTTATGCGAGTTAATCCATTGAGTTTCCTTGAGCTTGATGAGTTGTGTTGAAGCTTCAGTCCTCATGTTTTCCCTGCCCGCATTAAACCTTTCGTTACCATACCACTTCAATACTAGAAGTGTTGAAGCCACGAGGAAAGCACCAAGCGCCAGCTTGCGAGCAAGGGGGTTCGTTAGCCACCACATTATGGTTTCCCATCCTGTGGAGGTTCGGTGTTAGACTCCACATATTTAGTTCCTCTAGCTGCAAATAAAATTGCAGACTGAACTGCAGAGAGGACCACCGCTATAGGCTTGAACCACTGTTCGGGAACGACAGTGGCAAGACCCAACCATAGGGATCCGACGATCCCGACGACCCACCACAACTGAACCCATTTAATGGTTAGGAGATACTTAATCCAATTCTTCAATGACTCCCTCCTTCATTATCTTGGAGAGCTCTCTAGCCCGAGGGCCGACCTGTTTCGCCCACAAGGACTTCAGCATCTGATCCGCAGCCTTAGAGTAATCTCCATTTTTGATGTAGGTAAGGGTGGCCTTGAACTTTAGAAGGCCGTTAATCCCCATGTTAAAACACATATCCACAAGAACTCCTTGGCGCACTTCATCAAGTGCAAGGAATCCCTCTATGAGCAACTCGCATTGCTGCTTGGCCCGGGCTACATCTGCGTACAGGTAGGCGTTCGCCTGCTCTATTGTGATAGAGGAGGGGATCTCCTCACCCGCTGCTTCGAGATTGTGACCGTACCCTATCGTCCACTTACCTGCAGGACATTTATAGGGCTTCAGGCGCAAGCCTTCGCTTCTCTTTAATCTCTTTATAAGTGCATCCATCATTATAGTCCCTTTACTTCGAATGTATTCGTTGTCACACTAAGGTTGACAAGGGGGGTGCCTTGAGCGTCCTTCATCACCAGCCCGCTGGGGTTGAGGATGATGGAGAGGAGTTTCTTGTTGGGGTCGTTGGAGCAGAATATCTGAATTCCATAGGGGCCTATAACAATCTTCCCCCCGCTCTTCTGGGGGATGACAATGTTTGCCTTCAACACCACATCACTGGTTATAATTGAATCCATTACAGCCACCCTATCTTTTTAAAGTATTTAACTAGGGCTTCCCCAGCGCGATTTGCTTTTACCTCATTAGGCCTTATGTCCCTTGGAAGGTTTTTCTGGGCTGCAACTTCATTAAGCCAGCCTTCCATTCCCAGATCCTTACGCCCTTTGGCTGCTACTTTTCCATGTCCAAAGATCTCATGCCCTATATTTTGAATGATTTCCTCTTCAGAATACGGCATCCCGTTAGCTTTGTTTAAAGCGTGTCTTGAGGCGTCTGAGAGGTTACCATACTTTCCTATAACTTCAGGGCGGGATCCCATTTCAGCAGCATCAGTAACAAACTTACTGTCACGCACAAGATCAGCTCTCTTGGGAAATTTCTTTATAAGATGCTCCATCATAGCTTTTATTTTGGCGGGAGCTTTTGGGTCAACAGCGAGCTGTCTTATACTCATACCAGTAGCTGGCATGGCATCAATAAGTTTGTCTATCTCGCCTCTGACTTCAGGAGTATCCCAAGTCCGCTTGGTGAACACATCTCTTAGACGTTCCCAGCGAGAGGGCTTTGCAAGGTTGTCTACATAGTCAGGCATTACTTACTCCTTAGCGACCGGATGTCATTGCGTATATCATTGTGGGCTTCCTTGTTATCCTTCAGGGCTTCCTTGATCCACTGAATGTCTTGCTGTATTCCTTCGAGGGCGCTTACTTTTGCTTCGAGTTTGTTTACTCGTTCTCTCTCCTCTTGAATTATCCTCCACTGGTATCCCGCATGGAGTAACGTCGGGGCAAGGGACATCAAGAGGCATGCGGCTAAGAACTGTACCCTGTACTTGGATGGGATCGTTTTGAGAATCAAGTCTTCCTGCATTACGTATTCCTTTCAGTTCCTTTGTGCTCATCTGTTTTAGCAGGGTCATCAAATCAATCGCGGCTTGATCCCGAAACATATTGATGGCTTCCCCGCCCAGTTTAATAGCGGCGAGTTTATCTCGCGGGGTAGTCACTTCGGAGTCTATACACTCCTTAATCTTCGTGAGGAGGTAGTCTCTTGTGATGATCTCACTCATTATAACTCCTCTGCAAGATTGGTTTTCTCTGCAACTTTTTTGAAGGGGTCTACTATGACTCCCTCCTTCTCCAGCTTCTGCATTTTACCCTTTGGAGTGAGGTCCCATGTGGCCTTCTTCCCATAGTCATAGTCATAACACCCTGTGTACTTACCGTAGGTGAAGTTAAACCACGATCCCCCATGACCGTCGAGGTCAAGTTCAAGGGGTTCCCCGCATTCAGGGCATGTGCCCTCCTGCCACTTATCCTGCTCATGGATGGGACGGGATACAACTAGCACCCTATGAGGGTGCTGTAAACATCTATATTCGTAAATCATTTAATCCTCCGATTTTGAATAGCGAATTAACTGTCTGAGTAATGGGGTGTGCAGCGCGAGTTGCTTGAGAGCCTTCTCAGGGAAATCCTCGATAGAAGCCTGACCCTGCTCTAGTTTGTACATATACTTGAGAAGGTCACTGAAATCTTTCACCGCAGGACCCACACCGGGAATTGGCAAGCCCGCTACTGCAGGGTTCATGTCTCCCATGAGAGAAGAGATGGAAGGGGCTTTGTCTCCGGACCATTGATCATATGCAGCTAAAGCTGCTGCAGCCGAACCATACTGCGCCAACAACCTAGCCTTCTGCCCCTTATCTCCCTTTGTCATAGTGTTGAAGATAAACTCTGCCTGCTTGAGGGGGTAGGAAGAGAACTGCCCGAGGAGGGGAATTTGGGCGTAGGGGATTGGGGAGGCTTTACCATAGAGAAACTGAGTTTCCCTAGCCATATCCCACCCTGCTCTTCTCGCCTTCTCTTCAGCATCACTTCCTCCTATCCACACCTTCTTCCCATCTTTAATGGCGAACTCGCTCAGATTTTTTGATTTCTTTGGAGCATCGGCGTAGTATTTGGATTTCCCCGCAAAGTATGCCACCACTCTGTTGAACTGCTCTGACGATTTGAAGGCAGAGAAAAGGAAGTCATTAGCTACGCTACCAAATCCCTTCTTACTAAAGTCTTCCTTTATCTTGGAAATAGTACCTTCTGAGATTTCAGGGTAACCCTCCAGAACTCCAGCAGCCTTTGCTTCTGCATAAGCATCCTTCCAATTACCAAAGACATGCTTAATTGCTTTGCTAGTATTATTATACCCTGCCCGGGTGGCAGTATTCAAGTAAGTCTGGGTGAGGTTGAGGGCAGCAGATATGGGATTGCCCCCGATCATGATGTTATAGTAACCCTTCTCTATCATGCGAGGAACTTCTTGGTAGACTGAAGCTTGAGCAGACGGTTGACCCATATAATCACGGAGATACTTTGACGCAACCTTCTTATGGGTGGCGTCTGTTATAAGTTCTGCCGCCCTATTCGCCCTATCATATGCCGTGAGGTCGAACTTGGTTTTGGCGCTCCCATTGACATAGGCAGTTACAACATCTTCAAGACTGCGGTTGAAGTTGGGATCGTCCCACTTACGAGTTTCCCAGAATTTCGCTTTGAGTCCTGCAGGTTTGATATCGTGGACCATAGTGCGAACGAGGTCAGCATCTCCTAGCTTAGACATCCACGAAGCTTCCATGTGAGGGAAGTAATCTTTGATGTAGCCAACCGGCCCAATCAACTGGGCAAGTTGAGGATCACTGGAGATTTCTTTATGGATGGGGTCAAACACCTGTCTGCGAATTTGACGAGCTGCCTCTTCGAGGTCGGGTGTAGCACCTGCTACCTTCTCCCCGTTGAGTAAGCGGGCTACTTTCTCTCCACGTTCTGCGTCAAGTTTGAATTCGGATTGGAGCTTTCTAAAGTCACCTACATACTTTGAGATGAACATTTCTTTATTGTAGATTGCATCCCGAATAGGTTCTACAATTTGGGGGTAGCCCTTTGATTCTAGGTACATGTCTGAAGAGCGCAATCCCGGCATCCCCTTAGAGAAGATCTCTTTTATGGATTCCTTCTTCTCCTGTAAGAAGGTGGGATCTGGGGCGGATGGCTCTGGAGGAGCGAAGGGAGATTGCTTCACCCTTGCGTTATCCTTCATGAGCTTCAACTCATCCTTCCCATTCTTGATGATGCGAAGTTGTTCATCCTTCGCTCTAGTGAGAAGGTTGACAGTGCGGGTGTCATTGATGCCTGTGATTTTTGAGGCATTCTTCGTGTTTTCAAGTTGGGTGTCAATGGCTTTTATCGACTGTTCCGCCCTCTCGATGCGGTCAAGGATGGGTTTAGTGGCGTCAACAGGAGCCTCTTCCAGCACCTTGCTTGGGGCAAGGAGGGATTGAACACCCATTTGCTCTGCCCCCCTCACCTGAGGGGTGGTCGGCCTCAGGATTTGCCGGGGAATGAGGGAAGCTTGAGGCCCTAACTGGGATTGGGCTTGAAGCATAGCGGAATCTCCCCTTATCTCTGACCCGAGCTCCCCAATGGGGATGTCTTCAGAGGGGGGCTTGGAGGGAAGGGAGGCAATCTCACCTTTACCTCTGTAAGAGGTGGTGACATCTTCAATACCTGCCAGCCTCTTAGCTAAGGCTTCTGCCTTAGAGGTCTCGATGAGGCTCTTCACCTTTCCTACACCTTTTACCACCCCCTTAGCGAGGGGGTACCCCCAAGAGATAGGGGCGCTAACTCCAATATCCAGCATTGTGTCCGCCACAGGGCTGCCTGTAGTGGGACGGAATCCCTCTGCGCTGGATAAGACTTCCTGTGTGGTAACCTTAGGGCGCTCAGTTGCCCTGCGTAACTGTTCTTTGGGAGTGATCATATTGGGGTGGGGGCCTGCATACAGCCCATCCCTCATTGTAATGCGAGCAAGATTCTCTATGGGGAATGTAGTTAACCCTAAGGTTTCCAACCCAGCTTTCGCCGCCGCTTTGGGCATGTCTGTAACACTCTCAGCCCCCACTCCAAATGACGTTGCAGCATTCTCCCTTATCGAAGCAATTCTGCGAAGGAATTGCTCCTTCCAATCAGGTTGCTGGAGGGAAGGGAGGACAATGTCCTGAACAGACTTCGGCTTAGGGGGAGCATCCACTTCCCACTCGTCATCCACTTCCCACGGATCCTCTACTACTTCCCATTCATCGGCCATTATTTATCTCGAACTGGTTTGTTAGTAGCTAAATCTAGATGCCACACTTGTCCATTCTTGAATTTAGTTTTGGACCCATCCTTATTCAGCTTTTCAATGGGCGGGGCTACTTCAGGAAGAGTTTTGTCTACAGTGACGGAGGGGGTTTTCTTTTTAGTGGTTGTGGTGGTCTTCTTACTTTCCTTAGTTGAGGGAACTATTGTGGGTGGAGGGGTAGAGCCAAATCCAAAGAAACCCTTCTTACCTCCAAATATGTCTTTATTCTTTTCCATCACTTTAAAGAAGGGGGCAGCAGAACCTTTCGGAATAAACATAGGTTCTCCCTCACCCTTTGGAGTGACATCAAAGCCTTCTTCGGAGTCAACCACTTCACTTATGGTGGTGGTATCTCCCCCGCCTGTGGCGGCTTTGTCAACGTAGTCTTTGTATGAATTTGCTCGCTGCTCGTTGATTCTGACGTTAGCTTCAGCAACAGCTTGCTGCCATTTATTGCGAGCAGCAGTGAGTTCTAGCTCTCTCTGTTTTACCTCATTCTGAAAGTAGAGTTTTTCTGAATCATTCTCTGCCCTCATTAAATTTGTTTGGGCGTTTTGCAGAGCGGCTGAGGCATTTTGAATAAGGGCTTCCCCTCTAATCTCAAGTAACTTTAGTTCTGCAGGCTGCATGGCCTTCTTTAAATCGAGGGTTGCCTTATCCAACTCAACCTTTGCGTTGTCAACGCTGATAAGGTTGCGGGTGCGCTCAGTTTGAGCTTGGCGCTGTTCCCCTAGGATTTCCCTACTCTTGATGAGACTCTCTGCTTCAGCCTGTTTGCGGGCTTCGTCGCTTCGCCGTAAGTTAAGGTTCTCCTGATTTACCCTGTTTGAGGCCCCCATCTGGTTCAGACGTTGGAGAACCCCAAAAATACCTCTTGGTTCGGCAAGGGGCTGCTTGGTCAATTCGACATCTGCTCCGGTTGGGTCTCCACCGTGCAGCCCCGAAACTTGAGAAAGAATTTCAAATAATTTACTACCCTTGGATGACATTGACGTTCGCTCCATAATTGTTGCCGCCAAAATACGTCTTCATCAAATCTTCAATTTGCTGTCGAGTTTGAATATCTCCAGATTGAGCGAGAATTGCAAGTTGCAATGCAACTTGTTTGTCGAGCTCATCCTTGTCGTAGGCTAATCTATCATAGTTATAGCCAAGTTGGTTGTACCCCAATCCCAATTCTCCATAACCTAAGGCTAGGTTACCCTGCCCCAGTTCCCGAGCTAGATTGAGGTTTGCCTCACTGAGGGCTTTCTGCTGCGCGAGAGATTGCGCCCCAAGGTTCAAGTTACCCTCTCCCAGATACCTCTGGAGATCAAGGTTACTTCTACCGAGTTCAAGGTTACCCATCCCAAGCTGCCTAGCGAGTTCAAGTTCAAGAAATTCTTTACTGACTTGAGCTGCCTGAGTGAGACGGTCAAGATTGAATTGCCCCACTGCCTGAGACATATTTCCCATGTAGTCTCTTTCCGCCTTAGCCAGCATAGACGCAGCCTGACCGCCTGTAAAACCAAGAGCAGCAAGTCTGTTAGCAGTCTCTTCCATTTGAGTGCGCTTTGCGCCTTGCAATTGCTCTACTAGGCGGGAACCAAGAGTATCATAAGCGTTAGGGTCGGTAGCTCCATTCTGCTGCAGACTGGTGATCATTTGGGGAGAGCTTGTTCCTACACCAAACTTAGCCCCTTCCGAACTGATAGCGGATTGAAGCCCATTAGATGAAGCGCTTCCACCACTAGAGGTAGGGGTATAGGTGTTTTGCTGGCGGATGGGAGTAGTTAGATTGATGCCAGACTGAGTTTGAATCTGCTCCCCCGATCTGGGTTGGGCATAAGGCGAACGGGTAGTACCTGTTCGCGACAATTGCTCTGCTGTGTTACCTGTAGGAGCGCCCCCACGTAGTATCGAAGCTTTAGCTTCTGGTGAGATTACGGCTGTGGTGCCTCCCCTAGAGGTGGGTAAAGCAGAGTCATAACGATCCGGTCTTGTGCCCGTAGGAATAGGCCCCGGTCCGCCGGTATTATAGGCAGATGCAAGTTGACTGCCAAGTACAGACGATATATTGTTGTTTCTAGTTGTTGCTGGACGAAGAGCCATTGGACTACCTCAATGTAGAGTAGAGTGACGATCCTAAATTATTATTGTTTTTAGGACGCCAATCAAAAGGAGTTACTTCAGGCACTAGAGGATTGGAGTTGAAGCCCATCCCCGCTTTCAAACTCTCGAAGGTTGGAGCTGTAACATTGTTACGGGAAACTGTAGTGGTGGAATTCCCACCTTCATTCCCAGTGAGATACTGTTTATAGCGTTCACCCGGGTCGGTAAGAGGTTTCACTAAGTTACCTGCAGGGGTTGCGGAACCAAATGCCTGACCATTTGTGGTGTTCATGAGAAGATCCCTCATTAAAGACTGCCCTCTTTCCTGTTGAGCAGTCTCACTCAGGGGAAGGTTCACTCCATTGTTGCTGATGATACCAAACCGATCTTGGGTAGGATCAAACTGGGCGTTGGAGATCCAGTTCTGCTTATTTTGGAAATTTGCGATATGCTGGGATGCGGCCATCCCCGCCATCGCCACGGCTCGTTTGTCCGCTTCAGTTTCAGCACCAGCTTGAAGGGAGGCCATCATGTTCTTAATAGCTTCTACCGCTTGATAGGGATCCATCGTTCCAGCGTTAACCTGCTGCTCGATCCCGTCCATCCACTTTTCTGCAGTTTGCTGCATTGTCGAGGCGGTTTGGTTGTTCTTTCCAGCAGCACTGGTTTGAAATAAGGATGCGAGCTGCCCACCCAACCCCAACAAGTTGCTTAGAGTGGAAGCGTTCATATTCCCACTTCCGCCACTCAGTACATTTAACAGCCCCAACCCTGCTTTGCCCGCATTTTTAAGGAAATCATAAACTTTAGAACCCCATCCTCCGGTGTTCCCACCATCTACGCCCCACAAATCCTTAAGATTGATTCCTTCAAAAGCCTCATCATAAGAAGGAGGAGGAATTGAGATAGAATCATCCCAATTGAATTCGTTTCCAATGCTATCCAGCCAATTATCAGGAAGAGTTACACCTCCTCCGCCCCAAAGATCCTCAGGGTTAATGCCACCAAAGGCATCCTCATAGGAAGGCGGTGGGATATTAATGGTATCATCCCAATTAAATACTCCAGAATCAAACTCGACTGGCACATTACCACCACTAAACGGATCGTCAACTGGAGTGTAATAGTAATCGTCCCCTGGACCCATCACATCTTGAAGTAGGTCATAGGTGCCATCTCCCCCATACAAACTCTGCAACCACTGATAAACATTAGTATCAAAATCTTCTGGCATGATTACCTCTTATCCTTGTCGATGTCCCGTCTCGAAGAGGAAACCTCTTCAGCTTCATCTACCTCAAGGAACATATCGTATATTTCAAATCCTTGAACTGCCGCTTCGTTTTTGGGAGAAGTTACTCTCACCGCTATAGACTTCGCAGTTGAATGAATAGGCACATATACTGTTATGACTTCTTTCGAGACTTGCCCTGATGTATCGTTGCCTAAGCGAGTGGGAAGAATGCTGCAATCTACTAACTTTTCTTTCCATACATCATTGTTGTCAAGGGCATAGGCAACCTTTAGCATCGGAGGGATATAATTAACAACAGGAAGGCCACGGCAAACAATCCCCAACCGACCCACGCGAATAGCCTTGTCTGCAAAAAAGAATGGATACGTTTGAAAACTTTGGTTTGTGAAATAGTCTGCCGGATCCGGAGGAGAAGAATCCGGCACACTCGCACAATATTCGTCTTCAACCAACGTAGATATTCTAAAACCGTCTTCATAGCCCGCGAACCTCGTACCAGTCTCATCGACTGCAGTGAAAGAGAAGGGCCAATCTATAGGCCCGCTCCATAGTTTACTTTTTAAATCAAACACATACGCTTTGTTGTTGATAGCTGGAGTTTCTGTTGAATAATTTATGATGAGGGTGTTATTTGGAGCGTAGTAAGTGAGTACAACAGAATCATCTTCTACTGGGATGAAGGGATTAGATGCAAGTTTTAGTGAATCAATAATGTCATCATTAACTGATTCCCATACTCCATCCCCATCCATCCTTATTAATCTATGGGCCGAAGTTAGCATATACACATATTGCTTGCCTTCTTCGTAAACCAGAACCCAACTGTTAGGGTTCAATAACCCAATTTCCGCGAGACGCACAACCTGTGCGCCTGAGTAAGGATCCCCTTCCAATCGGTAAATAGTTTTACGCCCTGCAGCGTGGACTAGATTGTTAAGGGTGAATATTGCATACACTCCTCCCTGATCTACAGGGACGGAAGTAACAAGGGATGCAGGAAATGCTTCCCAATTTGGGAGGGAGGTTTGGGAATCTATCTTTGAGGCCCATATTTTCCCAGTATCGTCAAGAATGTAGAGTCTAGCTCCTGAAGTACACATCCCCCTTATGTTATCAGGAGGAAGATCACTTCCTTCATAGTCCACCTCAGACCCCAGAGAGGTGTCAAGAGTGGAATCGTTGTAGGTGGTGGTTGTGTTGTCGTTGAGGGTTGTGAGATAGAGGTAGAGTGCCCCATCATTTACTGTGCGATAGAGCTTTCTTGCTACAGTCCCTGCACCACCCGCTGCAATATTCGACCATGAGATGACTTTACCTGAAACTGAAAGAGCATTCCCATTATTAGTTATGGGAGAGGGAGCTGATTCGTGCCCTTTGTAGTTAACAAAAGTGTAAACTCCTCTATAAACTCCCGTGAGAGGGCCATTTCCCCCTGCTGCAATTGTTCCTGCATTTGCTGGAGCTGCAACTCCACACTTTCCTGAGTAAACTAAAATGTTATTGTTGTAGGTGTAGGGAGTCCACCGAAACCAGTGCAATCCATCGTTCACACTACCTATAAAGATGTGCTGATTAAAGGATTCAAAGGGCCATGGAGTACGAAGAGTACCAGTGTAATTATTAAATTCGTTTGCGTTAACTGTCACCGTAGTGTTATTAGAGGTTCGATAGGCTTTTAGAGCAGTGCCATCCACAAACCCAACGATGTCTACATTTGTAGCATTTTTGGACCACGCCATTCCTTTACAAGCAGGGGTGAGAGCAAGAAGCCCCGTACCATTCGGTTGCTTTACCGCGCCCTTACTGATGATCCAATTTTCACAAGTATGCAATCCCCCTACAGTTTCAAGGGGGGAATCGTCTTTGTTGATGAGACCTTTAATTGGTATTTGAATCTTCTTCATTAACGAACCCTTGAAACATGACCCCAGTCATTCTGGGAATCCCAACGCGGTCCTGTTCGCATTGCGGGAATTTTGCCGTAATCCCACAGCTCTTGATCGAGGAGAGATTTTAAAGTGCGGTTGTAAAGAGTTTCTGCTCTTGCATCGCCTTCTGGAGAACCTATAATGAGGTTTGGTCTCAAATTTGCGACTGCCCCATAAATTAGGACATTGCGGTGGCGGTCGGGGAGGGTAAAGTTGTTCATAGGACTGACTGGCATTGTCAGGTCTTTATCATAGAACACCGTCACATTTCCATTCGTCACCATCGTGTCATCAGGGATGGGGGTGATATACCAATTGTTCCCATATCTCCACCATTCTGATGGAGAACTCCCTGTTGAAGAGGGCTGGATGGGAGATGAGGCCCAAGGTTCCCTACGTTTTGGAATCTCTTTCTCGTAAGAATTATTGCCTAGAGCATAAACAAATACTTTCTCCGCTATCACACCTGTAGGAACAGAATAAGAGGAATTATTGGCAGTGAGATTGAAGCTGTAGGTGGCCTCGTGGAAGCGGAATCTGTGGAGAACATTGATGTCACTTAAAACACTCTCAATTGCGAGGTCAATGTCTTCAAGGGGATAAGTGTCATCTCGAAGCAACATCCTAATAGCTCTACGCGCTTGTAAAAGATTCATATCGGCTACCTATTGTGATGGTAAATTCTACGCATGTACACTACTGCAGCCTCTGCAGCCCCGCATCCGTTTGTCCACGCCCGGACGCGACCCGCAGGATCATCAAGAATCTTCTGGTCATCAGACGAGAAAGTTTCTTGCATTATCACTGAACCATCCCCATTAAGATCAAAGTCTAGGGTGACATCAAGAGTGCCTGTAATGTCTATGGAGAAAAGGGCTTGGTCACAGCCTTTAAAATCGTAGTAAACCGCATCCCCTTGATCTACATCTGCTGCCACTGTATTAAGGATGGTGGTTGGTGCATCTATAGTCCGAGCCATTCTTTTATCCTTTCCCAAACACTTTTGGGGCGAAGCCTCTCTATAAGCACCGCTTGAGACTGTTCCAGTTTAAGAAGGCGTTCCGAAAGAATTGACAAGCGCGCAAGGATCTGCTTCTCATAGAGTCTCTCATCAACTCCTCCTATCTTCGTCACTCTCGCAGGTCTGTATTGCATTAAGGTCTCCATTCCAAATCTCGAAGACTGGCATTATTAAATGTTGGATCCGCGAATTCAAGATCCCTCAACCACACTGTAACTGGAGGAATGTAAACTCCCCACGCAATCCCGGCATATCCAGTGACGAGATGCTGGCGATCTCCATCCCCTATCACTCCGTCTGGGGCAATAAGAAGCCTCCCAAATGGCAACCGAAGGTTGATGGCTGAGTATCGCTTGGCTGCAGTATCCACTAGGCCCCACTCACAATCTTACCAAATGTAGCGTTATTCCCATCATCAGACACTGGGGCTTTTTGATCCACTGTGTCCCCAGCATCGTTGTAGAGAAGGAAATTATTTGCGTTCTGTACTTTAAGGTTTCTCCATGCTTTGTAGAGGTAGTCTAATTTGAGGAGAGGGTCAATAGAAGCTGCTGGGGAACCTTGCCCCGGCTCGTTGCGATTGGAAGTGAACTTTGCAAGGACTGCATCCAGAATTAAATCTAATCTCCCTCCGTTAACCCAATCTGTCTGAAGTTCGTTTGTATCAGCGAGAATAGTGTTGGCTGTAGTTGCGACAGCATCCACACTGTTTTGATTGGCGGCAGTTTTCGCGGCATCATAAGCTGCGGTTAGAGCGAATCCATTTTTGTCGCTAACAGTTACTGTTGCATTGTTAAGGGAGGTTTTCATTGTTGCGCTGAAATCCCCACTCACCCCAATTGACTGATTTGCAGTGAGATCTACAGTCTGATTGAGTTTGCTTCCGTCTGTAGTTGGGGCTCCGTTAGCAGCCCCCGGGGCTCCGTTGAATCCAATGTTGGGGAGGAGGGTGAGGTTTGCCCCTGCGGTGATCGCCCGGGTTTTAATGGTTTCAACATCAACTTTCTGAGTGTCCGCACACACTGCATAACCCGCTGTGGGAGAGGCTGAAGGAACTACAGTAACTGCGACAGGGATGCAATTGTTCTTTGAGGCTACAGCCACAAAACTCGCATAATTTGATTCAGCCTGAGTGGGGGTATAGAGAACAACTCCATTGTTGGAATAGGCAACAGTACCATTTCCAGCCGCTTCATTTCCCCCAAATGGGATCACGGTTACAGTGCAATTTGAGGTCTGCACGGCTCCATCACTTATCTGGATTACAGCCCCTATTGCGAATCGAGGAGGAGTTACTGAATTTTTTGGATACACTATATGACCCCCACACCTATTGTTCTATGCCTGTTCAAACTCCAATATGGCTTAAAGCCACTTGGCTCTCCCCCCGCACCACTCGGCACAAAATAAACTCTCCCGCTCGGAAACAGCAGGCGGGGATTAGATGGGGTGCCATATGGTGCAGAGTTTAATGCTGCCACTTCTGCCGGACTGAGACTGCGATTCCATATAGCAACCTCATAAATCACGCCTCTAAATGAATATGCAGCGATACCATCTCTATCAGCCCCGATTGATATTGTTGTCGGCGCACCGATGCTATCTCCGTGAGTGCATGGAGTGGTAGCAATTCCGTTTACGTACTGCTTTGTTTGATTAGTCCCAGTACCCTCACGGCTCCAAGTAAGAGTTCCTGGAACATTAATTGTCAATACGGCAGACCCGGTGGTTTTTGCCCCCCCGTCATAAATATACAGAGAGTCTGATGAGCTTTTTGCCCATGTAGGATCGTATGATCCAAAAGCCACGATTCCCATGTTCGTAGCCGGATATGTGAACATAACTTTTGCATGGACACAGTAATTTCCCGTTCCTATTGCTGGTATACCTGGGGAATTAGTTGTAACCCATTGCGCGTTATTATTCACTAAGCCGTAAGGATCGAGATACGATCCAGTAAAATCGTTCAAAGGCGACCTTGGTGACGCTAAATTCTTAACGTATTTGCCGCCTCCTTCATTGAATATCCACCAAGCGATGAGGCTTTTATTCAGCGGATGATCCGGATTAAGCCTGTACCCGCTGCCGAATACAGGCTTCCATCCGTTATTGAGTTCTGGCCTGACTATTACGCCCATTTACGCCGCCGCCTGAATATCATCCGGAATAGGAGTTAGCTTTATGGAGCAAGCATTCGCCGTGGCATTGAGATCCTTCGTTGCACTCGCATTCCACACGCCAAGATTCACATACCGCCCGTAGATCTCCACGATGCCAGAGCCATAGAAAGCTTGATCCGCTGCTACCGTGCAAAGAACTTGCCCGATAAGAGCGAAGTTCCCGAATTTGGTTTCAGGGGTTACGTCTCCGTCGCCCGTAAGATCAACGGCGGTATTCGCCTTTTCTGCGGCATAGAGATACAGTCTCACCGCATCGCCAAGCGTAGGGGTGGCAACCCATTTAATGGTTGCTTCCCACTTGTAACGCGCTGGTAGTGATCCCGCGCCTCTGTCCCACTGATTAGAAACTTGCCCGTTTCCGAGGTCCACGCCATCAGCAAGCGTGAAAGTAACATCACCGCTGCTGGCCTGAAATACGGTACCGGTGCCGGGTGTGTAGTAAATCTTATTTGTGGTCATGCTTAACTCCTAACAGCGTCGATCACATCCTGCACGCTAAGAACAATCCCTACGCCCCATAGCTGTTCAGCGCGGGAACCAGCACGGGAAGCCAAGGCGCGAACATTTACTTCCGATGCAGACGAGTTTACGAGTATTCTCATGATGTTTTTCATTACAAGAGAATCCGATCCGTTTGGCTTAAGGATGCGTATGCTTGGACATTGCAAAAGTGATTTAAACCACGATCCCATTAACACCGTTTGCGTTTCCACAAAATCCTGAATGCGGATAGCCTCCAATAATTCCTGCGGCGTCACATCAGGACGCGGCATGACTATCTCTGCCCTGCGAAGATTAATCATTTCCGCCAATGCAGGTGGATTGAAGTTATCCCCAAGATATTGGGCGTAGCCGTAGCTCATGGGATCTTGAAGCAATTCAGCTTTTATGTCGGCAAGTGTAGGCATTTCATACTCCTGTGCGAATGCGGGAAAAGTGAAGAGAAACACAAATAAAGCACAAATTAAACTTTTCATAAAGTTCCTTATTTTGAATCTACAAAGATGCGTCTCATACGGATTCTAGCGGACGAATTAGCCCCAACCCCGTCACACCACGCCCTTACTTTCCCCACTGGATCATCAATTATATACTGCCCATTAGCAGTGTAGGTGAGGGTGGCAGTGGCTGCATTTGCGTTGTGATAATCAAGATCGAGATGGGCATTCGCTGTCCCTACTATTGTAACATCGAAGAATAACTTATCTGCCCCCTCGCTATCAAACCATGTCGAGTTTGCTGCAGCCAAATTTGAGGTGGAAGTGGGGAGAATCGAGATAGTTGGTTCAATCCTCTTACTCATTTAGGTAACTCCTTTAATAAGTGCGATTAGCCATCGCGTCAAAGTCGGCTTCGGTTTTCGGGGTGTTGGAGATGTAGAGGGAGTGGATGGTGCCATCAAAGAAGTGGTTCGCCGCATCGTAAGTCCCGACATAGAACGAGCTCGCCTCAGCGTTCATGTTGTTCGCTGTAGAGAACGAAGAATCGGCAAGTACCGCTCCATCCGAACTGCGGACTAACTTAAAATAGCCAGATTTTGCCGAGTCATCAAAACTAATTCCGAGCATATGCCTCGAAAAATCGAGATCACCAAGATATATTTGTTTGAATTCCCAGTTGGTTCCCTCATTAATCCCGATTACGAAATAGAGGCGCACATTGTATGGGGCGCTGGAATCTCGATAGTATGTAATCCACCAACATGCGGCCGAGCTGGTTCTTTTGACCGCAAGCGAGTAGTGCTCATTAGGCTGCGGCAAACTCGCCAGCGTGAACTCGCAATATATAGCCAGATCGGTATAGCCAGCTGTCCCTGGGAATCCAGCACTCAAATTAGTGTCTGGCCGATAGAGATAGTCTCCTTCGGCACGGACGAACTTCGCACCACCCAGATAAGTCACACCGACGTTGGTGAGGTGGTTCTCTTTACCGCTAAGGTCTACCCCGATATTGGGCTCATTGAATTCGTAAGCCGCTACGAGGGAGGGGTCCTTGAGGAGATTTGGAGAGCGGACTATAGATGTACGAAGAGGCGTCCATAGTTTTGGACGCCATGTTTTGACTGGGTAAGACATGAAGAACTCCTATGAGGAGTAGTCAGCGAGATACTTTGAGTAAAGTGACTTGCGGGGCGAACCCTTACGAGGTTCAAGAAATCCTAGCTCAGTAGGGTAGAGAGCGATTCCATAGGATTCTGCTATAGCCTCTCGATAGTTAATATCTTTGTATGCAGCCATCTGTTCTGGTGCGTCTGTGAGTTGCCCCGTACTGATGATGCACTTTGAGAGTTTTCTGCTTTTTCCTTTGAGACGATCATAATTTTTCTGGGAGATATCATCATACCCATCAATCGAGGGGCGGCGATGCAGGGGAGCGGCAAGCCCGCACATGGGGCAAAATTTTTCGCACTGGGCAGTGTAGTCTTTTGGAATACGCTTCCACCACCCCTTCTCTACCTTCCATCCGTAGGATGGCTCCTCGAAGAGAATGGACATTGCTGCTGCAACTTCACAGAAAAATGCTCCATTGGGATTGATTGAAGCACTCCAGCTATTCTGGATCCAGCATTTGTCGATGGGATACCACATATCCTCTCGATTCGCGACAAGGTCCTCTATTCCAATGAGAATGGGGGCGTGGTAGATGTCAGGACGAGAGTGGTTGTTGATGAAAATGTTACCGAAGGTGGCACAGATTAAATCGGAGTAGTGTTCGTAACCTTTGGGAAGAGCTGTCCACAGCCCAAGTTTGGAACGGGGGATTTTAGAGAGGGCATACTCGCAAAGTTCTTTAAAGTGTGGATGAAGGAGAGGTTCGCCTCCCATTATCCCAACCATATGAGGGAACCCCTCCATCGAATCCACTGCAGCTTTAAATGTGGGAAGGGTCATCATAAAAGGTTTCTTTATGTGGCCACAAAAGCGGGTACAGTTTGAGCAGTCGTGAACACAAGCATTAGTTATTTCGATCTGGATTGTGTCCATATCGCGAAGAGGGCGCATTATAAGACCCTCCACTGCTGCAAGACTTCCTTCATAGTCTTAGCTTTTTCTTCATTCGAGATGTTGTAAGCGTGCCATAAAAAACCATTTGAAGGGTAACCACATTTATCTTTGAGGATGTCGATGATGGTGGTGAACTTAAGTCCGTATTTAGCGATGTTGCGGGACAAGGTGAAGTCGTCAATAAGGTGAGAGGGCTCTGTGCAACCATTCAATTCCCCCACTGTGGGGTAGATGCGGGTTATAGCTTCCTCAGGGGTAATGTCGTCCAAAGGATGCCAGAGATCAATGCACCAATCGCTTGCAATTGCAAACCAATTACAGCTTCCAATGTGACGTCCGTCGCGGTAGAAGTAACGATCGAATCTCCATCGGTGATCGGCAACATCCCTTCCATTGTGACATACCGTGTCTTTGGAAAGATAGTTGGTGACGTCAATCATGTCTGGGTGAATGAGGGTGTCACTGTCAATGTAAATGTTCCAATCAGCTTTGTTCGCTTGAGCTCGTTCAAAGATCTGGAGTTTTTCGTAAACTGGCGGTGTACCCGGGAACTTGCGATCGGTTATCATCTCTATCTCCGCGCCAATCTTCTTTGCGTAGGCGTGGATTAGAGGGTAGGTAATAGCGGTTACTTCTGGAGCAAAGTTGTCAATGTTAAGAAGATAGATAACCCTCTTTAGATCTTTATTATACATTCGTCCTCCTCCAAGGATTACACCCAATAAGGGATGTAAATGTATGTGTTAGCTGCAGTCATGACACGAAGCCACCCATTCTGGGCAGCGGCTGCGGGTAAAGTTACATCATTATTTGCGCCATTTGCAGAATTTGCAGCAAGGGCCGCGTTGTTTGCGCCACTGTCATTGGCAGCGAAGTACGAGGCTGAAACAGATTTATTGATACTGAGCTGACCGTTATCTGTAACCCAGAAGGGCTGCTCGTAGGTGGGACCAAAAGCCATAATAGGTATCCTTTACTAATCTACGCGGGTAACCGGAAATCTGGCATCTTTATAAGTGTTAGTGAGGTAATCAATCACTTCAGGATCACTCGTAATAAGTTCTCCCTTCACAAAGATTGCCTTCTTTCCTTCATCCACTATGGTTTCAATACTACCTCCCGATGTGTTCACGAATCCCCTTCGGCGTGGGCGAACAACCACTGTAAGACCTGAAGAGCGCGAACTGACAAAGCGAACAGATGGGGGAGCGGAGGACGAGTTCTCCCCCACCTTTACCGGCGCATCCGGAGGATGAGCCAATTTCATATGAACGGCAAGGCGCTTAAATTCCTTACCGCAGATTGCACAAGTTTCTACTGCCATAATATCCTCCAGATTAGATTAGTAAGAGGCTCTACCGCCGCCATAGGCAGGCCCAGAGACCTTCGCAGTGACGGTCCAATTGTGGTTGGCCGCGCCAAAGGCAAGGTTGATTCTGGCTTTATCTCCCCACGGTGGGATAGTGAAAGCTTTTGTTTCATTACCGCTGGCACTCAACTGCGTCATCGCCACAGCGTTCGCTGTGTAGTTAGCCCCACCATTAAAGGAGAGCTGCACTGCGATATCAAGAGTGGTGCCGTTGTTTACTTCAGTGGCGGTAATGTGAAAGACAGGAGGCTGAACCCACTGAATTCCGTAGAGTTTGTCTGTGATGTCTACAGTAGTGTTAGCGTTATAGGTCAGGCCGTTGATGAGAGTTTTTGTTACAACACCGATTTTACCCATAGATTAACTCCTTTGTGAGAGGTGGGGGTGGGTTACACCCCCTTTTATTTAGGATGCGAAACCGCTAACGTAGGAGATAATCCCGTGGGTTTTTTCGAGCTGACACTCAAGACCCGCGTGGGTACGATACTCATCGAGCATGTATTCTTCCGTCGGCTGACCGATATCGGGATGGAGCTTGGTGTCCAAACCAGTGAGATAGCGGTAGGAAAGGTTAGCAGGATCCACAGCGAAACTATAACCACTCCAGCTCAGAAGAGGAGAAGTGCCAGTGTCGCCCGTGGAGAAATCACCCAACAGCCAATGCCGGACAAAGTCCAGATCGCCGTGACCGGAGCGATAAGTCGCAACCCGCATTCCATACACCTTCTCGTCAGAGCGAACCTGCAGGGCGTTCTTTGCCCAGAAGTTCAATGCAGAGATCATGATGGGGTTAGCAAGGAGAATCTTCGTCTGAGGACCCGTCTGTGCCTGATAGCGGAACAGAGTGCGAAGGAAGGACTCCATCTCAGACTCAGTGAGGGTGCCGCCCGCATTCAGCACGTTGGTGCTAATCCAGTTAAACAAACCCCTCGTAGTGCGAAGGTAGCCGACACTGGAAGCGTCTGCGGTAGCGGAGGCATTACCAAACAGGAAGGCCAACTCAATGGCTCGCTTGTGCTCAATAGCAACTTTCTTCCGCTGGTACGCTCTGTCATCTCCACCGTAAGATTCCGAAGCCGACTGAGTCGTGGTGATCTTGACGGGATCTCTGAAAATCTGAATGTAATTAGACTTCGCAACTTTCGACACATACCGATACACGGGGGTAGTGCCGCCTTCAGTGATGGCATTACCTGCGATCACCAGCTCATCGCCAGCAGCGAGAGTGAAGGCTGTGGGGGTCGTGCCGAGTGCGCGAGTGACTGTGAGAGTGGTGGTTCCCTGACCCGCCGTGACTAAGAGGGATTCACCATTAGGGGCAATGAGGATATCGCCGTTGCGGACGATCGCACCGTGTGAGGCACTGACCGTGATGGACGTACCTGTTCCAGCCCCACCAGCGTCAAGGATCGACGCGGGGACCAGATCGTCTTCAAACCACTCGAAAGTGGGATTCTTTGCTTCTTTCTTCCGTTTTAAAGCTGTGAGGAACGTGACAAGGGGAGCAGCTTCAGGCTGAAGCTGTGCTATCCTAGACGCTACATCACGAACGAGAGAGGTCTCGGTTACTGCTGCATTGTAAGTACCTCTTGTTGCTTGAACAACACCCATATACTAACTCCTGATTGGGCTATCCACGGCCCAATTTAAAAAGCTCATTCTGCTCCTTATCGAGGGCGAGAACGTCATCGAACTCATCCCCCTTCTTAACTTGAGCAGGGAGCGATGTTTTCTTACCACCAAGCCCTGCAATGGACTTAGCGTTGTTAACTGCGGAACGCTGTGAATCCGCCCTAAGTTTGTTAGCCTGTACAATCTCATAGGCTATCTCCAGTGAATCAGGGAGATCTTTAAGGTGGGGGCGCTCTTCAAAAACCTGAACCATCGCAGACTCATCATCAGATGAGAACCCCGGATGCTCAGAAATAAACTGATTTATGCGCTGCTGGCGCTGCATCGAAGTAAGGGAAGATTCGAGAGAGCCGAACTTTTGGCCGTAACGCTTCTCGAATGCCTTTTCTGCTAAGGCTTGAATGACAGCAACAGGATTTTCCGACATAGCTTTCCAAAAGGCCTGACCTTGTGGAACCTGTTCCTGAGGCGGTTTGCCAAAATTCTGCTGAATAGCTTTGGCCGCTGCCTCAAGCTGCTTCTGCAGAAGAGCATTTTCCTGCTGAAGCTTAGTGGCCATTCGTTGAATGTTTTTATAGCCTTCAACGAGTGAAGCTTGGTCTTTGTAGGGGGTGCCTTCTATGAGTGTTAAGGTCTCTTGTCCCTCTTCTTGGGGTGGGACCTCTTCCTCTGTGGATACTTGCCCTTGGGTGTTGTCCGAAGCTAAAGGATCATTCTCCCCTGTAAAACCATCGTTAATTACTTCCTGTTCGTCAACCATGTCACTCCTCTTAAATATAGTTCTATTAACAGCTTACCATGAATTAGGGAAGCTGTCAAGCCTCGGTCTTGCGATAGGCCTCAAGTATTTTATTTACAACAGTTGGGAGGGTTTGAATCCTCCCAATCTGCTTGAGAGCTGAGGTTGAAGCCGCCGCTTGGAGAGCGAGCCCCTCTAAGTTATTGAGGGGAGTCACTTTAAGGTTATTGAGGTGGGAATCCTCCTGCTCCTTGAGCCATTGGAGGAACGCCTCCCATTGGGGGAGCTTCTCCAGCCCCTCCAGCTTGAGGCATAGGTCCGGACTGATTGGGTAATTGCGTTCCACTGAATCCTCCTGCAAATTGTTGCGCGATTAGTTGCTGTTGAATAGCTTCCAGTCGTTGCTGGTGAGCGTTAATATGTTCTGTAAGTAGTTGAAGCATCTGAGGCTGCATGGCAGCTCTATCCAACCTAGAGTGAATGGAAAGGTGAAGTTGGTCGTCACCTGCGAGAGGGACGGGTTGACCCATTCCTAAGGAGATATTCTCACCTTGGGCGAGATTAAGATCGGATTGGATGGGGTCCGACGTTTCTTGGGTGATGATGAGTTCGTCCGCATTGCGGAAGTCGTTTGCTTCCAACACTTGCTGCATAAACTTGTCAATTTTGACCACATTGGGCATGCTTATAACTCGATCGAGGAGGGCAGAAAGCTTCTCTGAGCGCGAAGCTTGATCGAGGGGAACACAGGAGCCCGGCTCTACCATAATGTCCGCTTCCCACACAAGGTCCTCAGGGGTAATGACGGAGGATTTAAACCCTTGAGGTCCAAGAACATAGATGGATTTAGGGTCAGTGCAATAGAGTTTGGAGTAAGCATCACACGCGATGACGAGATCTCTAAGGCACCCTGATTCGTAGGAGGCCTGTTTCAGATTGTAGCGGGCGTTCGCTTCGCGAACGATAGTGGAAACTCCCGTGGCGGTGTCGCTTAGTCGAGCCCCTGACTTAACTCCAACAATATAGTCTGAGATGCCCGAAGCGAATTGAATCTCCTCCTTGGTGACGAGGATTTCCCTCTCACTGGAGATTGCATTGTCACTGAATTCAAGTTCTTTGACGGAGTTATTGATGTCATCGGTGTAGATGAGGTTGCCCGAATCCATTACAAAATTATCCCAATCAACGCGAGCATTGCGATTTGCAAGAAACACCTTCCCCAGTTGGAGGGAAATGTTCTTAAGGCGGGCGTTGGTCAGGGCGTTAAGTTTGTCTGGGAGACCCGCAAGACCCTCAATGGTGGAGATTCCAATAGGCTCGCTCACAAGTTCTGTAAGATTGACGTTAAGAATGGGTTTCTTCTGAAGAGGATTGGGGTTATCTGAAACCATACAGAGAACTTCCATCCCCAGAGAGCAAGTAATCTTCTCATCCTCAAGACACCAGTAGAGTTCGTACTGACCGTAGGAGTGAGGAGAGGAATCTTTAGCGAATCCTGCAATATCATCCCGTTCATCCCGGCCCGTGTCGGTGTGAGAGGTAAGCTTTCGGCCTTCATCGAGGAATTGCTGGACTTCTGGGTAGAATATTCCTGATTTTACGAGTTTCTTTAGGTCATCTTTAGAGACCAGTTCACGAAACATGAACCAATCTCCATCTTCTGGGGCAGTGACCCCGGGCTGGAGGAAGGAATCGAAGACATCGATGACCTTACACCAGAAGTCATCGTATTTTGTGAAGTCTTTCTTCACAAGTTTGGTTGAATTTCCAACTGTTTCGAGGGAGAGGATCTTAGAAACTTCCTTCTTCCAGAAGAAATAGAGTGGGGACCACCCATAGATGGAGAATTGGCGCAGCCAGAGGGTCTGTATCTGGAGGAATTTCATCCTATCGAAGGCGTAGTAGAGGTAGTCTTGACGAAGTTCCACGCTCTTCGTATCCACATCCTTGCGAGGGGCTATGCGGATGCGGGGGAGTTTGCCCGCAAGACGGGGGAGCTCACTCTCCACTATCCCATAGGGGTAAGGGACGAAAATATTGGGCTCATTTGTGACCTCCCGTCCTAGCGCATCCTTAACTGGGTCGGCAATAGAGCGATATTTCTTGAAGTTATCCAACATCTGTGGATAGAGAGTCTCCATAAACGCTACAGATGCGTCATAACGTTTCTTATGTTGGGTAAGACTATCTAATTTTTCTTTTTCCGAAAGATCGTATAGCGGGGTAAATTCGGGTGATTCTTGGGGAGTCCCCAGATTCTCCTCTTGTTCCGCATCTTCTGGTGATAGGGTCAACTGTTCTTCTGCTAACGGCATATTGTAATCCTTTATTTTGAAGGACGGGCACTAATTGGTTAGGAGCAGCCCCCACAGCCCCTAGCCCCTGAGGAACTAACTGGAAAATGTAAGACAGAACATCAGGTAAATCGAAGGTGGGGGATGATGGGATAGTGTAAAGGATGGAAATGAGGTCTGTCAGGTTCTCATTGATATGGATTCTCTTCGCCTCAAAAAGGGGGCGAAGAGAGCGGATCCTTGTCTCCTTTGCGTTAGGGGCATTTCCCAAAGCAGGGTTGAGATCTTCAATGGAGAAGAATCTTCCATACTGGGCCATCTTATCTTTAATGACATATTCCAAGGCTTTACGAGTTGTCTTTTCCATCGCAAAGCGATGCGGGTTCATTTTAAAATGGGCGTCGAAGATGAGGTTGATAAAGCCTGCAGTATCCACCCTCGACTGGGTAGCATAATCCACATACAGATGGCCGGTGGAATGATCTACTCCAACACACACCACGGCGGTGTAGGAAGAACGGCGCTCTATTGATTCAGCAGGATCCACCATCATATACCACACTAACTTGTTTCGCAAGTTATTTATCTCTGAAGCGGAGATGAGGGAGGCTTTGATATCGTCTGAATTGAACCACACCGTTTCCGCGTTAGCGGGGTTGTTCTCGTACTGGGCCGAATTAGATGAGAAATAACGTTGACTAATATAGTTACCACTCTCCGTCTTCAACCAGTACACAGGCTGAACCCCCAAAGAACGCATGGAAACTACAAATGTCTTATGACTTTGAGAGGCTGAATTAAAGAGGAGCTTTTGAATAAGCTGCTTCTTTTTCGCCATATTGGTGTAAGCAAGTAACTTTCTCCACAACTCCCATCCCCCATTTAAACTATATGTGTAGGAATCGCTCCAATTTGGGCGAGAGGAGTTGTCCCTATAGTAACGAGAATATGGGATATTGAGTGTAGCTAAACACTTTTCCAAGCGCTCACAGCAAACAGTGTTTGCTATGGACTGCGTAGCCATAATAGCACTGGTAGTGTTAAGAGCATTAATCGCGCCTTCTCCATCGAGGAAGCCCCCCAACCAATCCCATTCCCGCTGATGTTCCACAGGGGGGAGGGGTTTTAACGACACTAACCTAGAGCCGATTACCGCTGGGACATATGGCCTTCCCCATCTCCTAAACCATTTGTGCTCTTTTGTGCAGCGAATGGTAGAACCATCTGACATTACATACTCAAATACCTCAGCTTCAAGAGTTCCTGTATCAAGTACCTTAACAGGGAAGAGTTTAGAATGCTCTCCAAACCCTATAATAGTATCCCCTTTCTCCACTAAAGCTATAGGCTTCTCAGAGAAGTCACTCATTAGGATAGGAGCATCTGCGGGGGTGCAGAATTCCCGCACTCCCTTCACTGTGCGAAGTTGGGAGGCGATGTTCTCATCGAACTTTGAATCGAAAATGTAATCACCCTTCTCATTTTTTAGGGTGAGGATAGAAACATCGAAGTGGCATTTACAATGGGGAACGTGATGAGTTGTTGCCCCATCGAAGCAACGTTCGTCGACGTAGTCGGAGAGGATGCGCCCGTAGAGGTCGAGAGGGTGCCAACGGGTGCCAATGACAAACATCACCCCATCGGGCTCAAGGAGATCGAGGGAATCCTGCCACACCTTCCACACCTTATCCATCATCTCGAAGTTGCCCACATTCTCCCGCATTACGAGGTCGTCATGGAAGATAACGTCATAGTGTTGGGAGGTTTTGGTAGCATCGAGCCCGCTTATGGTGATTGTGGGTTCCTTAAGCGAGGTGTTGGTACGGGTGAGGAATGTAAGTTCTTTCTGATTGTTTCGGAAGTGTTTCCCCGATCTGTTGTTGGGGAGGACATTGCCATACCTTCTAACATACTCCTCTGAAGCTAGAGTGCCTTTGATAGAGGTGAGGAATGTTTCTCCAAGATCTGCCTTACTTGCGTTAATAAGGATTCTAATGTTGGGGTTGAGTGTAGCAAGTCTGATCGACTCCCCTTGAGTGAAGATGGTGGATTTCAAGTGGCCACGGGGCCAGAGGATGAGCTTCAACCTCTTCCCACCCTTCCGCGTGGCCCACTCAAGACCATCCTTATGGAAGGGACGGAGGTACGAACGCAAACGTTCGGGGCAGAGAACCTTCTCATGGAATAGGTAGGGCTCGGTGAGGAGGAACTCGTTCTCCCGCCGCTCTGCGAGAACGAGTTCTGCCGCTCGTTGAAGTTGCTCTTCTGTAACGCCGAGGGCGGTAAAATCGATACTAGACAATGGGGTCCTCTACCTTGAACTCGAAGATGGGGGAGTATTCAATGGAAGAGTTATTTGCTCCCACCTTCTTGAACTGGATGGCACAATTTCCGCTATAATTGAGAGATGGGGTAATTTGGAGCACACCTGTGGGAGCGTCCACCACTGTGACTTGGGCATTATTGAAGGAGACGTTGTTCCCAACGGTGAGGTAGTGGAGGGTGGCGGAAAGGGAAGCTCCATTTGCGTTAAACGCTGTGATGAAGGTGAGGGGTTGGAGCTGACCTTTAGTGAAAATTGATCCTTCTTGGGGGGAGGGCATAATGATTCCTTTTCAGCACATTCCACGAATGTGGGGTTTGAAGCTAACATAAAGCGAAGGAGAGGGTCTGCCCTTCTCCATAACTCTTGAGAGAGGGTTGGGATCCGACTGTGAACGGTTGTGAGTTTTGGTAAGCAATCTTTACAGTAAAGACCCTTGATAGAGGTTTTAAGGGAGTTCAGCTTTACCCTCAACGGCGCAGCCGTTGCCTTGCAATGTTTACAGCGACCTAACTGCTTCTGAAAGTAGAGGTCGTAGAGCTTCTCCACTGAAATGGATCCCCGGCTCATGCGGGTAAGAACCTTAAGATCATCTGGGTGGAACCCAGTGTTGGGGATGATACGGACTTTCCGCAAGAAAGTCTTCCCTTTATTTGGACCTCTTCCCTTCACACGCTTTAGTTTATAGGTTGCCGCAGTGTGGTCTGCACGCCGTTTGCAGTGAATGCAGATTATCTCCGTAGGGGTTAGTTTCTCTCGCTTATGTTTGCAGACGGGACAGATATAGGTTGGGTTTACTACGTCCATAAATTTGCATCCTCCATATACTTATAGTAACATGGCGTGAGCCATGTGTCAAGGGACCCCCCTCGGGCAGGATTTGAACGGATTTCTCCTTATTGTTGTAAATGAAGGGGATAGGTGGGAAATTTTGGAGTTTGTTGGGATTTTGGAGTTTGAGGGGGATAAGTGTAATAGATACAATAATAAGAAAAATTTCGTTCAAATTTTGCCCATGTGGGGGGTCTGGGACCCGCATGAATAGCGGGTATGGAAGTGGTTTAGAATCAAAGGGTTACCGCCCTGTGGGCGGGGAAGTGTAAAGGAATGAGGAGGTTACAGCCAAAGGCTGTTTGCAAAATTTTTTGTGCGCGAATGAGGGGGGTGGTATCCCCCGCCATGCGTCATT